CTGTAATAGAGTGGTATAGAAATAGAATAGAGGAGGATAGGTAATGGCATTTCAAACAGGCGGAGTAACCTATGGAAGAGGTGATGCCTGGGATTGGACAGCTCATAATCAGTGGAATCAGAAATTTAAAAGTGATGATTCTTGGATTGCACTTGCCAATGAACCACAACCACATGGAGGACGTAAACATGCACAATTTACTAACCCACAAGGTGATCCATACTGGGATCATTGGAGTGATTATAAATTAGATCCTAGTAGGGATTGGAAGACTACTTGGGGAGCATTAAGACCATTAGATACTGAAGGAGGTAAAAGAGATAGTAGAAGTTGGGGATATAATTTTGGAACAGATAGTAGATCAAAAATGTTTGATACCTGGCATGATCCAGCTACTGCTGGTTGGCAGAAAGGTGTACACATGACTACTGGTAGATCTACTCGATACATTAAAGACAAATGGGGTCCAGATGGAGGTAGATCTCCTCTTGTAGAAGTCTTAGATTATAATGCTTATCAAAGAGATCCTATCTATGGTGCTGCTTGGTCAGGACTAGGTAGAGAAGGTAAGATATCTAGTGTTCAAGATATACTTGATGCAGAAGGATACATGGCTGGTGCAGGTGAACGTAATGCTGAAAGACAAAGACAAGCTGACGCACAACTAGCCGCAACTAATGAACAAATAAGTTTATTACAACAACAATTAGAAGATGCTAGAAAACCTAGACAGATAGATGTAGGTCAAGGTC